CTTTTTTATATCTTTTTAAAAATATACCAACTCTACTATCGTTTAAATTTTCTTGAGGGGATATATCTACATTTTCATAAACCATATTAATCCTTTATGTTACCATACTTCCTGATATTGTTCTATTAGTAGTAGCAAATAAACTTCTATCTCCAGCTATTTGATCTGCTCCTTGACCAGCTTTTTTCTTTTTAAAACTACCAGCAACATCAACATTTTGATTATCAGTTACAGAAGTATTAATAATACCAGCACTAGATACTTCACTTCCACTTGTATCTACATTACCACTTTTTACACCAGAAGAAGAAACATCTTTACCTTGTGAAGTATAAAATTTACCTAAGTAATCTGAATAACCAGCTTGACCTGATTTATTAATTGCATCAAAAGCAGCAGCTCTCATTCCCATTGCACTAAAACCACTTGTAGCTAAACTTAAACCACCTAATATTATTGCTTTTGTTTTTTGTTGTTGTTTCCACATAGGTTGAGATATTGGCGTAGAAGTCATTATACCAGCGGGATTACCAGTTCCCATAGCAGCGCCAGTTTGTGCTTGACCCGGAGTATATGATCCGTATTTCATTTTCCATCCTTTAGAAGTTAAAGTATAACTACCACTAGGATTTTTTTCTACTAAACCTAATTTTTCTTTTACATATTTTTTACCTTCATCTGCTTTTTTTTGATCCATTGCTGGTGAGCCAGCTCCAGCTTTAGAACCAGAAGTATTACCAGCAGATGATGAAGTTCCTTTTTTACTACTCATAATTGCATGCCATCATAAAAAAATCCTTTACCTCCAGCTTTAGAAAATAAAGAACGAGTGCCTACCATCCCTTGAGACTTACGCCATTTAAGTTCTTTATCTTTTTCTGCTTTTGCCTTTTTAGCTTTTTCTTCTTCTTCTCTCCTCATCTTGATTTGTCTTTCAAGTTCAGGATCAGGAGGAGGTGGAGCTGGTGGCTTCAATATTCCCATAACTATAAATCTATTTCAGAAAACCCTTTCTTTTTCAACGCACAAAATAGTTGATAAGGGGTAAATATCATAAAATGCGTCATTCCTAGTAATCGTTGAACATAACTTACGCAGCTATGTTCTTTAATCCATGATCCCCATAAACGAGGAATACCAAGAGATTTATCATCACTTACATCTACTTTTATTATTTTTCCTTTAATTTTTTTAATAAAATGGAATATTACATCCACATCTTTTCCTTCTAATATTTCTACTTTGTATTTACCAAATATAAATTCTTGCAATATCCATATATCTTTTTCAGGACAATAACCAACTACTCCACAATGTTTAAATCCTTTTTTAAAAAAGCGTATAGACCTATGATGGTCTTTACCTTCATAAAAATATACTAACCAATCTTTCTGAGGAAATCCCATGTGCTCTTTTTTGGTTTATTGCCAAATACTTCCCAACCCTTTTTGGCAGTATAAGTTCGTTGTTGTCCTTTTCCAGCAATTAAATTTTTTCCCTCTCCAGCTCCCATCATTAAATATTGTAATGCATCGTGAACATGAGAGTATCTATTCTTATATGGTTTATCATCAAATCTATCTCCAGTCGTTTGTATTCTACGATAGTGATAACCTCCATTAAATCCTTTTTTTAAATTAATGCAGCTACTATCAACAATAAACCCTACTTGTCCGTCTACTAAACGATTAACTGCTGTTTCAACAGCTTCAATTCTTAATGACACATCATTACTTGGAGCTGGTTTAGCAATTATGCCATTTTGTCGCAGTATCTGAAATGGTGTTCTTTCATCTGTTTGAGAACGGAAATCACCAGCGGGATCACCCCATATATCCATTTCTAACCCTTTAAATTTTTTTGCTATCTCTCCACGCAATAATTCACTGAATCTTGTTATACCCATATCAAAACAAACAAGTTCATGTATTATTTGCCAATTACCCATAGGAAGTCTTTGACCAAATACTGCTGCTGGAGTTAATCCAAAATCTATTCCAATATAGACTGGTAATTCTGCAGTCGGTATTGGCTCTTTAGCAATATGTAATTCTTCTTTGAAACCAGAATATACTGGCTTTCCTTCTTCTAATGAACCTAGTTTATTCATGACATAAACATCAATCCATCCTTTTGTTTTTCCTTTAATAATATTGTTATAATAATCTTTTGTTAGATTTTTTTTATTTTCTGCTTTTTCATTAGCTTCATAACCTTCTAATTGTTTTTCTTTTATTATTTCTTTCATTCCTGATGGTTGTGTATAGAAAGACCAATTTTCAGGTTTAACTAACATAAGAGCTTCATCTCTTGAGATGTGATCTGGTACTGGAACATCACCAGCCATAACAGGCCACCAATGATCTTCTTCAGGAGCATTTGTATCACAAATAACACCATACCATGTAGCTCCACCATCACGCATACTAGGAAATCTTCCTACCCTCATAGTACACGCATCTATAATTGATTTAGGTAATTCTCTTGCTTCATTAACCCATACCCCTGTTAATTCTAAAGATAATAATTTCTTTACATCTTCAGGTCTATCTAATGCTAGGAATATAACTTCTAAATCAATTTCACCTTTTCTAATTCTATGAGTATAAGGTACTGACCATGCAAATGGACCAAAGTCTTGTTCAGGAAACCAGTCTATCCATGTTTTAATGGTAGTAGTTCTTAACTGTGGATTGGTATTACGAATAACTGCCCATCTGCTTTTTCTAATACCATCTTTACCTTTTTCTTGTGCTAAAGCTCGTCTAAATATTTCTACACAACAAGCAACTGATTTACCTGATCCAACTGGACCACGAAGTCCACGAAAGAAGTCATCTGACTTCATAAAATTTTTTAATATTTCCCCATCTGGTTTAAAGGAGAAATCCGTCATTTAACTTGTTCTAAATATTTTTTAATCATATCTTCAGCTACTTTTGGACCAAGTGCTTCGATAAGTTTATCTGCTTCTTTATCGTTTATAAATTCTTTAGGATAATGTTTAAAGTGAATAGTCTTAACTATCTTCCTCAACCTCTGTCGGTCTTGGAAACTTATGTCGAAATGGGCGTTTCCCAAATCTGGCTTTAATGTGTCTATTTTGCCAGCCACCGTTCCGAATTTGTCTTTTAACGCCTGTTCCTCTTCTGGCGTTTTCTTGTATCGTTCCTTCTTCTGTTCCTTCGTTAGTTTTGGCTGCATGTAAATATAATTTGAATTGTTCCCAATCCATACATATCATAGGCGAAGTTCTGTCTTTTTTCAATACTAATAAATCAGCAGAACCTTTCCATTTATCTAATTGCGTAAAACCTTCCCCATTCTTCCTTGCTTTTACTTCCACATTAGTTCCATCAAATAAATCTTTGACTTGAACATCATGTGGAAATGCTTGGATTGCTCCTGACAAAGGTTGTCGTCTTGCGTTAAATCCTTCTGCTTGAAAGAGCTTAACTATTTCGTTCTCTACTCTAGTACCCTTTACCTTTGCTTTGCTTGACAACTTTCCTCCCAGTTTTCTTTGCCTCTGCTTTAGCTTTTTTCATTCCAGCTTTAGAATATGAATAAGTTTTTTTTCCTACTTTAGGCATTTGAAATCTCCTTTAGTTGATTTTGCATACTGAAATTCTCAGCTCTTAATTTGATTCTATCATCATAAGCCTTATCTAGCTTTTCCATGAGAACCTTGTTTACTTCTTTAATTTCTTTCATTGATTCTTTTAAGATTTTGACATCTTCCATTAGCACATCAACCGTCATTTCCATTCCTTTCTATTTATAGTATTTTGGGTGAACTTTAAACTATAAAAGAAAGAAAAAAAAATTTCAATGCACAGAATTAATTACTTAATTGCTTCCAAACATTTTTTAATTTAGCTGCTAATGATTTACCTTTTTTGTATAAAATTCCTTTTTTAAGATTTTTTTTAGTAGGTATTTGTGCAGCTGAACCAATATTAAATTGATTTTTTAACTGTTTAACTTTTAAACCAAAAGTATCTTTAGCTTTTACTTTACCAGCCGGTCCATAAGTTTGTTTTGTCATAGTTACCTTTCTTCTGCCTAGTACTAGGAGCTAATCGATCTTAACCAGATCAGAGCTACTTAAGTCAGAAATTCACCTTACACCAAAGTTCACTTACCTCAACGCACATTTATAGGGTGCTTTTTTTAACCTCTATTATTTGTGTAGTAGGGAAAGACATGACAGGTGTTGGGTTTTTAACCCCACCCCCTGTGTGGGGTAAAAACACCCTGTAAGAAAATCCCCCTCACATGTTGGGGGATTTACTCTATTCGTGTGGATAGGCTTGACTATGTTAAGTCTATATTAACTGATAGATTCGCATCTAGGGTATGCTGCACCTTATCGGGAGCACGTATGCCAACCCTATCCAATATGTCTTTACTAGCCTCTAGTTGAACATACTCACTTCGGGCATTCTGACTCAAGTCCACCATCTTTCTTGAGGCATGTATTGCACCTAATCCAACGGTATTGGCTATCTGTTTCATCATATAGTTCTGTACCTTTGGGATTCGTAGTGTTCTACTAGCTGTTACTCTACCCCCATCACCCGTTGAATATCCAGCACTTTTCGCTGCTTCGGTTATACTACACCCAGTGGCTACGATTGTATCAACTAACTTGCGTTGTTTATCGGTTAGTTCATCGTTTTCAGTTTTGGCAATACTCTTATTCACCATGTTGGGTAATACTACTTGCTGGTTTTTTCATGTCAAGCATAATCGTCAAGTCATATAAGCACATCCCTATATATTGTAGTGAGGCTCGACCTCACCACAATATAGTCCAAAGTTCTTCGTTCATCATTTTAGGGAAACTTGTTTCCCGTTCACCTTGCACGCAAGGTTCACTGCTAAAATAATTCACTTCGATTGGACAATCGGGATGTGAATGACACCCCAAGGGGTGACTCTATGTATTGAGGTGATGATTTCACTACTTAAGTCATATAGGCTACCCAAGATGATTCGGACACATCTTGTCCTCACATCTTGGAGCTCTATGACCCACGCTGTCCACAACTAACTGTGGGCATGACTACGCAGCTCATCACCACCTCATTTCTTTTTGGTAAAAGAAACAAAAACCTTAGTGTCGGTTTTCAGCAATTACTAATCTGTGCGCCCGTTTGGTGCGCATGACAAGTTTAACAAACACTCGGGATATTCCATAAATGCAACAATAATAGTGATTAATAGTATGTGGAGCCTTGAAGCCCATTTGGGCTTCTTTCCACATACGATTAATAACGATTATTTTGCATTCAGCAATCCTAATGCTTCCTCACTAATCGTTCGTCAGCAAGGATAACTAGTCCCTCATTGTTTGTCTTTGGGGAAATATAAAATATCATGATGATATAATAAAAGGAGGCTAAAATGCCAAATACTATTAAATTTAGAAATCAAGAATTACATCTACAATTCGGTAGATATCAACATACAAATATGGTTGCATTACAATTATATACTTCTGATGGTTCTCCATATATGACTGCATCATTTAATCCAGTAGAAGTACCAGATACTGATACTACTAGATTAATAGCAATTAAAGATTGGTCTGAAAATGAAGGTATTGAAAAAGCATTATTAGATAATAATGTTTTTGAAAAATTCGTTAAATCTATA